AGCATCTCTAAAGAGCAGTGGACCATACTGGATATCTCCAGTTGCATCAGAGATACCTACTCTAAAACCTAGACTGGTAGCAAGGATTGCATAAGCGCCAAGGTATACATCAAAGTCATTAATGCGCTCACCTTGTGGCATATCAATAATAACGGTAGGTGTTAGTAGTTCTGGGAAACCTAAAGTGTTAGTGTTTGCAGGGTCTAAACTAATCTTAAAGACAGATGAAGATGTACCGTTAGGATCATAGCCTGATACATAGATAGCCTGTGGTCCTTCAGAGATACTAGACCAGACCCAAGAGGTATTAGGATGGGTAAAGAAAGCAGCAGGTAGCGCACCGCCACCGTGGTTGGCATCTAGCTCATAGAGGGCGTTATTGATAGCAGCGATAACACGTTGCTTAACAAAGCGAATAGTGGCACGAGTAGTGCTAGAAGCGTTGTATATTTCAGTATCGCTAGTAGTACCAGCAAGGTTACCTCGGTGAACGTGGGTTCCATTGATAAAGAAGTACTGCTTGCCATTAGTGGTAAGGCTAAAGATAGTAGATGCTGTGCCAGCCTGTGTGTAAGTACTAGATACAGCAGCGCTTGTAATCTTCTTTAGCGCAGTGCCATCTGTTACTAGGATACAGTTATCAGTGCCATCATTGACACCAATTAACTGTGCAGGTGCAGCACCAGCATAGAAGCTGGCTGTGTCATTGAGTAGGGTTGCCTGTCCTCTAGTAAAGACATCTAAGCCTTTAGACTCTGTGTACTGGAAGCGTAGCGACTCTTCTTGCTGTGGTTCAAAGAACTTAATGCCAGCGCCAAGGTGAAAAGATGATTGGCTTCGTAGCCACCAACCAGTCAGAGTCTGTTCTCCAGCCTCACGTGTCTGGTCAATCTGTTGCTTGCGATACTGAGCCGTTACACGGCGATAGGGTGCATCATCAGAGTTAAAAAGAAAGAACGGTAAACCAGCAACAGCGACATCGTAGGCTTCACCCGTAGCTGCATAAGTGGCAGAGCCAGAAGGATTGGATAGTACATACGGTATTCCCTCGGTAATATCATCGCCGTATGGCATCTATTCTCCTTATTCTAAAAGGTTGACTAACGATCTAGTTCGACCTTGTGCTAACTGGGTATAAATCTGGGTTGTAGCCACACTTGTGTGGCGCATAAGTTCTTTAACTGCAATCAAATCTCCGCCTGATTTCTCAAGCATTGTGGTTGCGAAGTAGTGGCGAAGACTATGAAAATGCTTAGCATCAGGACCTAAGATGCGACGCATCTCTTTGGCTGCCCTTGCTGAGAACTTGTTAGCAGTGACCTGCCATAGCCTGTCTAATGTCTTATAGGACATAATCATCTCAGCTACCTTGGGCGCTATTGGGACTATTAGGTCAGTCCCACCTTTGCCCTGCACACGTAGGCTGTAGCCCTCATCGTGCTCTATTAGGTCTGAGCCTTTAATCTTGGCAGCTTCCATAGCACGAAGGCCAACCATCCCACCTAGTACAAACCAATCGTGGTAGAGAGGCTTCGCCTCTGCTAGTAGTTTGGCATACTCAGCCTTAGTAACAGGCTTAGGTACACCACGTCCTGGCTTGACCTGTGGCAGTTCATCTGCTGGGTTGTTGCCATTGACTAGGTTCATCTTGTTAAGAGCCTTGTAGAGGCTCCTGTAGCGTGCTACATAGGTAGCCCTAGTGGACTGCTTAGTTACCCGTAGGATGACCTTCTCGACCTGCTCATAGGTAGCCTCAGCAGGGTGTGAACCCAAGCTCAGAATCAAGCGCCAGTCATTCTTGAACAGTTGCTCAGAGAACCCACTGGTCTTGTACCTATTGTGAAGCTGCTCTTTGATCTGCTCTAAGGGTATAAGTTCCATAGGTAGACCATAGCACTAAAGCTACACGTTCGGTGTGAAGTGTTCCACAGGATTATCTTTGTTTAGATATGCCTGATAGTCAGAGTTGGCTAAGTCAGTTGGTATCCAAGAGACTTTGCCGTCATCATCTGTACGAGCAATATATTTATTTCCAAAATCGTTAGTGTATTCCTCATAAGTAGAACTCATAATTCTGCACTCCATTCTAAGTAACTGCCACCAGTAGAACAAACAACGTGACCACCATTTCCAGCCGTTGCTGCTGCGGTCACAAACTCAACTTGCCCAAAATCTTGAGAACTGTCGCTGACAAGAATGTTTGTACTTGCCCGACTTGCCCCGTTAGAATAAACTGTGGCAATGGCTGTTCCAGATGCCGCAAAAGTTGGATTGATTCTCATTGTTGTTGGTAATTTATAGACTGCAAAGAATCGTGTTGTTGTGTAATAGTCACCAATAACAAAGCCTGCTGTTGATTGATTTCGCCAATAGTAACGCTGACAAGCGGCTAATTCTCCTTGAAGTGTTCCTGTTGCAGTTTGGAAAGCGGTGGCAACTGAACCTGCTTCTAATTGCCAGCCCCAAGTATCTATTGTAAAAGTGCTGTTAAGTGGCAAGTTAAGAATTGCTCTCAATGCACTACTTGTTCCTATTGTTTTTCCGCTAACTGAAGGCACGCTAAAAGTTAATGTAAAGCGTTGCCAAGAGGTTGTAAGTGCTGCGTTTTGTGCGGTCACATCTACTGTTGCAGAACCACCAGAACCAAAGTTTTGTGATAGTTGTGCAGTAATTGTTACGCTAGACGAAGCCTTAGCCCAAAATGAAAAGGTAGCAGTTTGATTAGCAAAAGTTCTGACATCTTCAATGTATTGCTCAAAGGTGTTGTAACTTCCGCCTGAACCTGCAACGGATTGGTCGTATCTGAAAAAATACTGACTTTCGTATCCTGCTACTGGGGCAGTTCCTGGTGTAAAGGTTTGCTGGCTCATTGTTCGCGTTGCGCCCGAACCATTAAATTGAGTTCTAAATCTATCCGCTAAATAGCCTTGTGCAGAAAAACTTGTGCCGCGTTGCCACACATTAAACGCGCCATTAATGATTGCATTTTTTCCTGCTGCAAAGTTTGACTGATAGCGCAAGCCTGTCGAAGTGGAACTATCTGCTACGAGGCTTTCACCGTTGTTGCCGACAGCCAACCTAGCTGGTGCTGTGGAGTAACCGAATAGATCACCCTTTGCTGTTAAGGGCGAGTTCGCCGTTGTAGGTACGCGACCTGTAGCCATTAGTTTCCTTCTTTCTGTGTCGTGTTAATCTTAGTCAAGTGTTCCACTTATAGCCCAAGTGCCTTTGGGTCAATACCTAATGCAGTGAGTTTATCTACTGCATCGGCTTTGGCCTGTGCTGCTAATTCGGCTTCGGCTAATCTTGCTTGCTTATCAAGTCGGCCTTGCGCCCACTCTGCAATCTGCGTTTCATATTCAGTAGCCGTTAAATCGGTATAACCCGTTTCATCGCTACCAATACGCAAGCCATTTGGATTTTCTGCTTTGATTGTTTCAATCATTTCATTAAGTGTTGTCATTATGCTGTCGCCAATCCATAAACTGCTACTGTTCCTGTGATGTTAGATGAAGATGATTTGAATACTACGCCTGTAAAAGTTCTTTGAGTTAGATTTCCACCAGCCATATTGAAAGGTGAAAACTCATCTCCACAAGTTCCATTGCCCCACCAATGTGCATACTGACTGCTATTTCCAACATTTCCAAAATATATTGTTGCTTTTGTATCAAAACCTGCATTACCTGATGCTTGCGCAAGTGTGAATTGAGTTGTTGAACCTGTTTGAGTGGAATAAGCCGTTAATGTTCCTGTGTATGGGAATTGAACTGATGCGCCGCGATAAGTACCAGTATCAGTTGTTCCACTATAAAGCAATCTAAATTGTGGGTCATCGGCTGCAGTGCTTGCTTCAAGTGTTTCGATAACAACCATATAGGCTTTGTATGTGCTACTAAATATGCTATCAAAAGTTGTGCCAGTAGTTGCTACACCTGAGAATGATGCTCTAGTAATAAGTTTTAACGCTCCACTAGAAGCAGCAGCCCATTTCAAGCCCGTAGAAGTGGAAGAATCCGCCACAAGTATTTGGTCATTAGATCCGACTGCTAGACGAGCTACAGTAGATGCAGCCGTTGCGCTGATAAGGTCGCCCTTAGCTGTAAGAAGCGTAGGTTGAATACCACCTTCAACCGAAGGTATACGTGAGATAGTCATATTAGGATAGTTCGCTTCCGAAAGCGTTGAATGAGAATGTTGCTGCTGAGGAGTAAACAGTAATCACATCTGTAGCTCCTAGAGTGATACCAAGAGTTAAGGTATCTGAAGCGTTACCAGGTAGTGATACATCGTAAGCTAAGTACTGTGCTGCAGCCAAGGCTGCACCTGCTACACGGACTGCAATACGGTATGTACCAGCAGTAGCTGTCTGATTACAGACTGTAACTGTAGATACGATTGCTTGTGTAGCAGCAGGCACTGTGTAGAGTGTTGTTGCTGTGGTTGCCGCTGGGTTCGATTGCCCTAGCACCTTGTAATTTGTTGCCATTTATTTTTTCCTTTACTGTAGTGTTTGGTTAACCGCCCATTAGAAGCAAGCCGCTAACGGTTCCACCGGAACT